AGGAGATATACTCTTCTCATTTGAGCCTTTATTCGGAGAGTTTTATGGAGAGCTAGATTACTGATCAAGAGTCTTTTTCATTCCTAAGATATTAAAGACTAGCACTACTGACATATCTAAGATACTATTAAACTTACTTAGGTCATCATTACATAGAGCCATGATTGTAGATTCCCATGCAAATTTCTGCTTTTCTTGTTCTCTCTTTTGTTCTTTAATCTCCTCAGCATCCTCTAGCACCTCATCATCAGTCACTACATCCACTAGTAAATTAGTATAGGTATTAGTGAAATTTTCTCTATACTTTAGATATTCAGGTATTAATCCATAAACATCAGTAATTGGATACTCTAAAAACCAATCTAATCTATCTCTAGGACTATAATTGTAAGGCTCTATAATATCATCACCATAGATGTTCTTAGATGTCCTCCTATATAGTAGTGCTAATATGTGGCAGAAGTGATCTAGGTAGTTATTAGAGAAGTAATACTCTAAGTCTATAAACTCTCCTAGTGATATCTTACTGAATGGCTTGAGTACATATTTATCTAGGTTATTCTTATACCTCCTAGATGGATTAGACTGCATCCATTTTATCTGCTTAGTCAATTCACTTAATTCATTTAGCTGTAACTCCTCAAAATAAGATACATCTTTATCAGTTAATATGCAAAGTACATCTATCTTATAATTAAATAGACCATCTTCACTGCTCAGACTGTTCAGCTCCAGGAACTGACTCACTGATATCTGATTCCAATGATTCGGCAATTTGAGATTCTGCATGGTTAGTAATTTTATAAGTTACAAAGGTAAGATAAGGGATAGCAATATCTGCTTTTAATTTACTAAATAATTTAGCTTTGTGTTTTAGATGTGCAGGATCATAATGCTCATTGTTGGATAGGTCAGTTCGTTTGAACATTAGAGCCATGATATCTGAGATATATTCTTTATTATCTTTCTTAACAATTTTTTCAACAATCCTAGAATCTTTTACACTAAGTTTCATTTCAGCTCTATAAGTATANCCNTCTATCTCTATCTCTTCTACAGGATCNTNCTTAGTATAGTTATCTTTATTAAACTCTTTNACATTAGCTAAGAATACATCAAANTCNACATCCATCTCNTCCTCNGTNANNCCTANNTANTCAAAGACTTTACAATGNTTTTCGAGAGTGTCATACTCTTCATNGTTATGGATAGCAGATATCTTTTGNAACTGCTCTAGTGTTAATTCATCCATCTTAGATGGGATCTCTTTACCGAATAAATTTATCATAGTTTCTAATTTTTGAACAAATATAAAAAAAATATAATATAGTTATGACAAAAGATATACCTGTCTATAAAATTACTATAGATCCTGAGTATTCAGATGGAGAAGATTTAGGGATTGAGCAAATTGCTTTTACCTCTCAGCCTGCCGTTATAACTAAAGGACTAGCATTTAATGAGAACAAAAGATTGTTTTTCTCAGATGACTTAAAGTATAGAGTAGTAGCACCTGCTATGATTCCAATGCAAATATATCGTAAGGATGATGAAGATGGAGAGTATTATGTTTCTTTTGATCAAACTACAATAGAGCAGATTCATTCTAAGTTTATGCAGGACCTATCTAATAGGGATGTATTTAACCTAGAGCATGATACTGATAAGACAGTTCCTGCTTATGTGCTAGAGGCATGGCTTGTAGGATCAGATCCTAAGAAAGATAAAGCCTACTCTAGCTATGGTATTGAAGTGCCTGAGGGTACTCTAATGATAACAGCTCAAGTAACTGATAAAGATTACTATAATGAGCTAGTAAAAAATGAGCAGATAGGATTCTCTATAGAGGGATTCTTAGGGCTTAAATTGCGTAATCAATTAAATAAATATAATATGAAATTACCTGATGGAGAGCATACTATTGAGGATAAGATCTATGTCGTAAAAGATGGAGAGATTACTGAGATAAGAGATGTAGAAATTACTGCCAATGAAGAGGAAGTAAAAGAAGAAGAAATTGCACTAGAAGAAACAGTAGTAGAAGAGGAAGTAGAGGAGACACCTGCCACAGAAGAGATGGCTGTTGATCCTGCTGCTGATGCTGAAGCTATTTTAGCTATAGTACAGCCATTATTAACTGATCATGAGAATAAACTTTTGGCATTAATTGCTGATTTAAGAAATCGCATTGAAGAAATGATTGCTGAGAATGAGGAGGTAGTAGAAGTAGAAGCTACTAAATTATCATCACATCAGGCTTTTAGTAAAGTAAGTAAATTTTTAAATAATAATAACTAAATAAAAAAAAACAAAATGAGCAGAAAATTAAGATTTGACTTGGACGTTGATGCAACTGCATTATTACAAGCTAACAGCGAGGCATTTTATAGCCGAGCTTATTTAAAGGAAGAGACAGTAGATAACTACCGAACTTTACCAGGAATCAAATATAAGACTAAGATTTCTAATATTGTCTTTGGACAGGTTTTACAAGCTGAGAACTGTGCTTTTAATGCATCAACTGATGATCTTGCATCTGTAGAGATTTCGGTATGTTCCCTAAGTGCAATGGCAGAGATCTGTCAATTTGATCTAGAGCAGTCTTTTGTATCTTTACAAATGGCTAAAGGATCTAATGGTGATTTCACTGTAGCATCTTTCATGGATTACTATTGGAATGAGATGGCTTTGACAATAGCTGAGAATGTAGAGAAGTTACGTTGGTCAGGTGATACACTATCAGGTGATGCCTCTCTAGCTTTATGTGATGGAATTAAGAAATCACTAGTAGCTGATGTTGCTAATGTAATTGATATTACATTGCCTGTAGCTATTACATCAGCCAATGTACTTGCTGAATTAGCAAGAGTATATGATGCAATTCCTGCTGCTGTACTTGCTAATCAAGAGAATTTAAGATTCTATGTATCTTCTCCTGTAGCTGCTGCTTATCGTTCTGCTGTAGCTGCATCTAATACTCAAGCTAACTTAACTCAAGCTCTAGACTTTACTTATCTTGGAATTAAGATGGTACTTTGTCCTGGAATGCTTGGTTTATCTACAATCGTAGCTACTTTAAAAGATAACTTAATCTATGCATTTGATGCAGAGGGAGATGGTAAAGCATTACGAGCTATCAATTTAGCTGACACAGTAGCTGAGCCTGTAATCAGAACTCGTGCTAATATGAAAGTAGGATTTACGCATGTTAATGGTACTGAGATTGTATTCTACAATTCTGCAACATAATTAACTAATTTATAAATCTAAGGGAGTGAAAACTCCCTTTACTTAAAACTTATATCATGCCTTGTGAGTCATTAATAACAATAGAAAAATCTTGTTTAAACAATACAGGAGGAATTAGAACAGTATGGATAGCACCTCAAGATGAGGTGACTGTTACCGAAGGTACATGGCAAATAACTACAGCAACATTAACTAATCCTGCTGCTGTATATGCTATCAATAGAAATACAGGTAACTATACTGAAGATACTGCTCAAGATTTATTGACAGGGAATCAATTAGTAACTCAGACTATTACTCTAATGTTTAATAGAAGAGACAAAGCTAAGTCTGAGGCTATCCATGTACTTGGAGCAGGTCAGCAATATTTAGCTGTATTTATTGAGGATGCCAATGGATTATATTGGTACTTTGAAAATGCACAATTAACTGCAACAGGAGAGGGTTCGGGTACAGCCCGTGCTGATGGCAGTAAATATTCCATCACACTACTTTCTGAAGCTGAGCATTTAAGTTATGAAATACTTAGTACAGTGATTACAAGTAATCCAACAGATTTCCCATTACCTACTCAATCCTAACCTTAACACCCTAATAATTAAAGCTCTGCATATTGTAGGGCTTTTTTTTTAAACATTTTTCTACTCTGTTATAATATAGTTATGATCTATATTGAAAAAGGTACTGTTAATCAGATAATCTTAACTCTTACTGAAGTTAGCACACTGCCTACTCCTTACTATTTATTTGTTTTTCAGAATGAGATGGACTTATTATCTGCTCCTATTACATTTTTTACTGCAGATGTATCTGCTTATCCTGAAAGATTTAATCAATTTGAATTAGATGAGCCTGTAGATCTTACACTAATTAAAGGACAGTACACTTATCAAATCTATGAGTCAACTATCACACCTCCAACTATTGCTAACTCCACAGGACTAGTGATTGAAGAGGGCAGGATGGTAGTAAATGGACCTATAGTATCATCAATTTATGAATAATTATGGCATTAAAAGACTTATTTAAAAAAGTAAAGCACGAAGTAGTAGAGGGATATCAGTCATTTTCTACTCCATTCCTTAAAGTAGGAGGTGCAAATCTTACTCTACCTTATGTAAATGGTAGGCATCAGATTACTGGCTTTATTCCATTTGGTCACGATAATCTGTTCCCTGAGCTACTCAATCAAATCTTTTATTCTAGTCCACTCCATGGCTCAATAGTAGGATATAAAGTGAATGCAGCTGTAGGGGGTGGATTTAATATAGTAGCTGATAGACTTACTCTACAGGATAAGCTAGAGCTGTATACATTAGAGAAAAAAATAAACATTAAAAAGATAGTGCCTGCTGTTACTCAGCAACTGATTCTGCATAATCGAGTATATTTTAAGCTATGTTTTGATGATAAGATGAAACTTACAAAAGTTATAAATTTATCACCTGAGAAACTTAGAGTAAATCAGGATAAAAAAAGATATTATATTTGTGATGATTGGGCTTCTAGGATAGATGTCAGAGAGATTAAAAGATACAGCCCTACATCTAAAGATCCTGAGCAGCTTTTTGTGTATGAGGTAGAGTCTATAGGTCAAGATTATTATTCTTTGCCGTCCTATAGCTCAGCACTTAACTTTGCATTTTTGAGTGGCGAGTTAAGCTACTTTGCTAAAAGTAATATTCAAAATTCAGTATTTCCATCTTTTGCTATGATGTTCCCTAAAAGACCTCAATCTGAGGAGGAAAAGAACATGATAAGAAATACCATCGACAGGCTTAAAGGAGCGGCCAACAGTGGGAAAGCTATTGCATTTTTTGCCAATTCACAGGACCAATTACCTAAGATAGAATCACTACCTGTAAATGGTAATGATGGTCTATTCCAAGAGGCATCACAATTAAATACTGAGCAGATTTGTTTTAGTCATACCATTGATCCTATACTTATGGGAATCAGAACTACAGGCTCACTAGGTAATGGCTCAGATATTAAGCAAGCTTACATCATATTTGAGAAAAATGTAGTAATGCCATTGAGAGAGATGGTATCAGATATCTTTAATGAGCTACTATTCATAGCTAAGATAGATGCAGATTTTACTATCAATAACTATCAGATAATTAACGAGGCAATAGTAGAACTTGAGGGAGATACCTCTAAGACTAATGATGCACTTAATACTCTATCACCTTTG